GTCATCTCGGGTGGGAGTCTTGCGTGACGCACTACCCGCTCATCATAACCCCGCAACGCGCACCCGAAATTTATTTCGGGGCGTCGGCGCACTCGTCAACGAACACAAGCACGTTTTCATTTACATCGCTGGACTTCAACATCGACAATCCAGAGCGGCTGGTCGTGGTCGCTGTCAACTACTACGAGTTTGATACCAGCGCAAGCGTCACATCTATCACCGTTGGCGGCGTGACCCCCACACTGGTGACATCTGGCTTCCGTGCCGTGACGGGCGGTTCTGGCAGCTTTGTTTACTCAAGGCTGTATCAGGTGCAACCCACAGGAACGTCGGGAACCGTAGCGTTGACATTTAACCGATCTATAGACCTTGGGTGTTCAGTGGGTGTGTGGTCTGCGTACTACCTTAATTCCACGACAGCCGTCAGCACTGCGACTGCCAACGACTCGGTTAATTTGACGGTTCAGCCGGGCGATGCCGTTATTGCAACGGCGAGCGGCGTGTACGACGCCACCGGCACGACGTGGACCAACGCCACGGAGAATTACGACACGTCGTCTAACCGTATGACCCGCAGCGGCGCAAGCGTGCTGTCGTCTACCAACGGCACGCTCAACATCGCCGCGAGCTGCAACATTGCGTTTGGCGGCGTTATCGTGTCTGGAGCAGCATGGCGATGACCCTCAACCTTCGTTCTGAGCGTAATCTGCAAGGCGTGCATCGCGATCTGGTGAAGGTTGTCCGTCGCGCAGAGCAGAAGGTTCCGTTTATCGTGACGGAAGGTTTGCGCACGGTTGCACGCCAGAAGCAGCTCGTTGCTGCGGGCGCATCGCAGACCATGAACAGCCGTCACCTGACGGGCCATGCGGTTGATGTCGCAGCGTTGGTGGATGGCAAAGTCCGCTGGGATTGGCCGCTTTACGCACGCATCGCAGACGAGATGAAGGCTGCGGCAAAGGAGCTTGGCGTCCCGATTATCTGGGGCGGCGATTGGAAGTCTCTGAAGGACGGGCCGCATTTTGAGCTGGATCGGAAGAAATACCCATGAAACTGCTCATACTGCTTCTTCCCTTCGCCCTAACTGGTTGCGGTGTGATCCGCGATTTTCCTAAGTACTGGTAAGGAGAACGTCATGGACAAGGATATGTTTGAGCGCCTGTTTCGCACAGCGCTGCAGGTTGTCGGCGCAATCGTCGCCACTCGCTATGTTGGCGAAGAGAACTGGGCTGCGATCAGCGGCGCGATTCTGACAATCGGCACGACCGGCTGGACGATCTACGCTGCCAAGAAGGTAGCGAAATGATCCAGGCTCTCGCCATTGGAGGGGCTATTATCTCCATCATTGGCGTATTTGCTGGCGTCATCTGGCTTGCCGAACGCAAGGGCGCGTCTGAGCTTCTGGAGGAACAGCGCGATGAAGAGCTTCGCCGGTTGCAGGACACTATCGAAGCTGACGTTCGTGCTCGCGAGCGGATTGCTCGCGGCGAGCTGCTCCAAAACGACGGCCACAGGCGGGACTGAGTGTCTTGTCTGGCGGTCAATCTCGTGGTCTGCGAAAGATACGCCGCAGACTATAGAAGAGGTAAAACTCAACAACGTGCGGCAGAAGGCGTGGTGCGGGAATGAGCGACACTGATATACATCGAGAGATTGGTTCCTTGCTCACGCATGTTGAGACCCTGAACCGCGAAGTGAAAGAGCTGAAGTTGGATGTCAGGGAGATTCGCGACGACTTCAATGCGGTCAAGGGCGGATCTCGTGTTATGATCGGTATTGCGGCTCTCTTGGGCGGTGGCCTGAGTTGGGCGCTAAATCACTTCTTTGGGAAAGCCTGATGCCGCTTGCTCCTCTCAACATACCGCCAGGCGTCGTTAGGACGGCTACTCCGCTCCAGATCAAGGGGCGCTGGTTTGACGCCAACCTGATCCGCTGGCAGTCGGGTAAGTTGCTGCCTGTTGGTGGTTGGGAGCGCATTACGTCTTCGCCTTTCTCCAGCACCGTGCGCGGTCTGTTTACATGGACGACGCCCACGAACATCCCCTTGGCTGCGGTTGGCCTGAGTGGCGGGATTTCTGTTCTGGAGGGCGCAACTTACAGCGACATTACGCCGTCTGGCTTTGTCGGAGAGTCAACTGGCCTGTCCGGCGCTTACGGGGCCAGCGATTACGGCGATCTGTACTACGGGCTGGACGATCCTGTTTACACGATCTCAACGGCTGTGCGTGCAACCAACGTAGTTACAATAACGACTTCGACAACGCATCAGTTCCAAACCGGAACATCAGTTGTGATCGCAGGCGTTACCACATCTTCCTTCAACGGTACGTTCACGATTACGCGCACTGGGAATACCACGTTTACCTATGCGCAGACGGCAGCGAACGCCTCGTCTTCTGGCGGAACAGCAACGCTCAACCCTGCCGATATTCGCCCTGCATCTGCTGCGTTTATCCCTTCGTTCTCGTGGACCTTCGATAACTGGGGTGGCGACATTTTGGCTGTTGCGTCCAGCGATGGGCGGCTTCTTCACTATGAGGAGGGTGAAACAATAGCCCGTCCTGCTGGCATAGAACCTATCTCGACGGCAACGCGGCTTACGAACATCATCACGTTTACGACAGCGAACAACCACGGCTTTGGCGTTGGCGATACAGTTATTGTAACTGGCAACACTGTTGCCTCGTTCAACGACACGTTCACGATTGCGACGGTTCCTACAGCAGACACGTTCACGGTTAGCGACTCTGGAGCCGACACAACGGGAACAGGCGGGTCAGCCGCTATCTCTCCAGCCGTGCCAACGAACAACCGGGCTGTGATTGTGACCCCGGAGCGTCATGCGGTCCTGATCGGAGCTGGCGGCAACAATCGCCGTGTCGCTTGGTCATCGCGCGAAAATTACTCTGACTGGAACTTCGCCAGCGTTACGGACACGGCTGGCTTCCTTGATCTTGATACATCTAGCCAGCTCGTCATGTGCGCGCCAGTTCGCGAGGGAACGCTGATCTGGACGCAGGATGAAGCGTGGCTAATGCGCTACATCGGGCTCCCCTATGTATATGGCATTGATCGCATCGGCTTTGGTTGCGGCCTACTCGCCCCCAAGTCTTTCGCCACGTATGCGGGCCGCTGCATTTGGATGGGTGCAGAGAGCTTCTGGGTTTATGACGGCGGCGTTGTTAAGCCGCTGGCCTGTGATGTCGGGTCTTATGTTTTTGAGGACATCGACCCAGATTACGGTAGACGCTACACGCATGGCTCAGAGAACAACATCTTCCCTGAAGCATGGTTCTGGTATCCATCTACAGGCTCATCTGTTCCTGACCGCTATGTCGTCTACAACTATGCAGAGGGCTGGTGGTCGATTGGCGAGATGACGCGGACAGCGGCGTATGGCGCTGGCGTTTTGGCGTATCCTCTTGCTGCGGACGAGAACAACGATCTCTACCATCAGGAAGCGGGCTGGACGGCGGCTGGTGTGCCCATCCAGACTGCACGGTACGCTGAGACAAGCTCGATCAATCTCCAAAATGGCGGTCTGATCTCGTTTGTGCGCCAGGCCATGACAGACAGTGGTTATGGTTACGGCAGCACGCAGTTGACGTTCTTCTCCTCCTTCACACCTGAAGGCGCAGAAACAACCTCCGGGCCTTACTCGCCTCGGTCTGATGGATACACAGATGTCCGTGTGACGGGGCGCGACTATCGGATTAAGGTCGCTGCAACGCAGGACCAACCGTGGAGCATCGGTGAGATGCGGATTGACTTTACAGCGCGAGGCGGGCGATGAGGCTTCTTATTCCACCGCCTCCTGCGCAATACGATGCAGGGTATTTAACCCGCGCTTTTGCGTCTGTGGAGCAGATGTCCACTTTCACAGTATCTCGCCTGGAAGCTGTGGACGGCATCCTGCTGCAAGCCCCGGATGGTAGCGTTTGGAAACTAGGTGTAGACAATTCTGGGAACGTCGTAACAGCATCGGTGCCGCTTGGACAATCAGGATCGCCTCCGTACTAAAATGGGAAAAGCCCTGCGGCTTGGTGGAGACACGCACACTGTCTCTGATGTGGTCGAGGCTCTTCAGGCTGGGAGGATGCAGGGCTTCTGGTCTGAGAACGCAGGCGTCGTAACACAGATTGTGCAGCACCCGCGTAAGAAGGAATTAAACGTGTTTCTGGCCTTTGGCGATCTGGACGAGGTGATGGCGATGCAGCCACGTATCGCGGATTTTGGCCGTCAACACGGATGCTCTTTTATGGTAATGTCGGGCAGATTTGGGTGGAAGAAGGTTCTGCCTGAGCATGGCTGGTCGCAGGTTGGCGTGACATACGCCCTGCCTTTGGAGAGTTAAGATGGGAAAAAGCTCCGCGCCACAACAGACTGTTCAGAAGACTGAACTCCCGCCGTGGCTGAACGAAGCCGCGCAGAAGAACCTTGAGATTGCAGACCAGCTTGCAAGCCGCCCGTATCAGCCTTACGGCGGCTCTGTGGTCGCCGGGTTTAGCCCTGAGCAGCAGCAGGCGTTCCAGATGGCGCAGCAGAATGTCGGCTCCTACCAGCCAGCTTTGACGGCGGGTATGGGAGCTGCCGCTCGTGGCGCTTACTACGACCCTCAGATGGTGTCTGCCCCAAGTTTTCTTCAGGGCAACATCCAAGAATACATGAACCCGTACATTTCTGAAGTTGAGCAGCGCGCCACCAGCAACGCTGAACGCGCCCTACAGCAGCAGATGAACCAGATTTCGGGGCAGGCGATCCAGTCGCGTGCTTTCGGCGGATCTCGTCAGGGGATTGCTGAAGGCGTTGCTGCGGCTGAAGGCGCTCGCGGAATTGGCGATCTGTCTGCCCAGCTTCGTATGCAGGGCTTCAACCAAGCTGCGGCTCTTCAGCAGGCGGATCAGGCTCGCGCGATGCAAGCGTCTCTTGCGAACCAGCAGGCGGGCCTTGCAGGCGCGGGACTTGGGCTTCAGGGAGCTGGCGTTCTCGGCAATCTGGCTCAGCAGCGTCAGTCTCTTGGCCTCACAGACGTGGGCGCAGTCGGAGCTGTGGGCGAGCAGCAACAGCAGCAGCAACAGCGGCAGTTGGAAGAGGCCTACGCGCGCTTTGTTGAGCAGCGCGACTTCCCGACGCAGCAGCTTAATCTGCGGCTTGCGGCTGTCGGCGCTACGCCATATGGGCAGACGACGACGCAGACATCGACGGGAGGTCCGCAGGGAAGCGGCATCGCCACAGCTCTCGGAGCTGGTGGCAGCTTCCTCTCCGGGCTTGCCGCCCTTGGCACGTTCTAATGGAAACGGCTCTTCTGTTTTCGGGTGGTAAGGACAGCCTGGCCTGTCTTTACCTATATCGCGACATCTGGGATCGTTTGCCCGTCATCTGGGTGAACACCGGAGCGGTATACCCGGAAATGGTCGAGTATATGGAGGGCTGGAAGAAGCGGCTTCCTCACTTCATCGAGGTGAAGTCGGACCAGCCTGCGAATGTCGCCCAGCATGGGTGGCCGGTCGATGTTCTGCCGATCAGGAACACGGCTCTGGGCGTGTCGCTTTATGGCGATGCCCCTTTGATGCAGCCCTATCTGAACTGCTGCGCGGAGAACATCTGGTTCCCGTTGCACAAGGCGCTTTTGGACAACGGCGTTAAGCGGGCAATCAAAGGCCAGAGGAAGGCTGACGATCACAAGTCCACGGCCAAGGACGGCGACACGGTGTACGGCATCACCTACCTGATGCCGATCTACGACTGGACGGATGCTCAGGTGTTCGCGTTCCTTGAGGATGTCGGTGCTGAGCTGGCTCCTGGCTATAGGGCTGGCGAGAAGACGGGGCGCGACTGCTGGGATTGCACAGCCTATCTGTCCGACAATCAGCGGCGCATCGAGAACCTCCCTGAAGATAAGAGATTTGAGATTAAGCGTCGTCTTGGTATTATAGATCAAGCCGTGCGCGCACAGTGGAGCATGTCTGGTGGCAACAGTACCAATAGCTGATGTTTACCGCGCTTTTGTTGGCGCTGGGTTTTCTGATCCACAGGCTCGCGCGCTCACAGCGGAGACGGGGCGCGAAAATGCGTTTCAGTCTCGCTACATCTATGGCACGCATTCTGACCCAGCGAATCGGGCGACCAACTTTGGTCTTATGAGCTTCCAAGGCCCGCGACGTGAGCAGGTTATTGATTATCTGCGTCAAGCAGGGCGGATAAACGAACAGGGACAGGTTATGCCTGGCCCCGAGACGCTGTTGGCCCAGGCCCAGTTTGTTCGACGCGAAATGGAGACATCTCCTGAGTACGCCCGCACGCGACAGGCGTTTCTAGCGAACCCAAACATTGACCCTGAGAGCGCGGCTGAAGTTCTGGGCCGCAACTATATCAGGTGGCGGTATGATGATCCTCGTTATGCAGCCCATCATAATACAAGGCGTTCCTATCTGGGGCAGATACCCGCTGATATGACCGCGAACGCAGCGGATATGGCTCAAGTTGGATCTCCAGTCGCTCCAGCTTCTACGCCTGCACAGACGCGAGCCGCTCAGCCGCAAGCTCCCGTATATGCAAACGACTTTGGTACGGCAGCACGTAGGTTCGGCAACTTCCTTGCGCCGGGCATGGTTGAAGCACCGCAGCCTCTTGCGCCGGATCAGGCTCAGGCGCAGATTGCGCAGCAGCGGCAGATGCAGACTGATCTTTCTCAGGCGAACGACGCGATGCGCGCGTTCTCTGCGTTGTCGGCTTATGGCGCTGCACAGAAAGCGCGTGAGGATCAGCCGATGTCCTTGCTTCAGCCTTCGATTGTTCGAGGGCGTGTGGTTCCGATACAGTTTGGAAGAGGATTACTCTGATGGCGACTTTGATGGATTTTATCATGGCGCAGCGTGGCGATCAGTCAGATCCGCGCTTTGCAGCAAATCAGCAGGCTATGGAATTGCAGAACCTCGCTGCCAACGCGCAACGTCCTGGTATGATGCCGCCTCCTGCTTTTGCTGGCGGCTTCTCTCCGACGATGCAGCCTATGCAGCGCGCCCCGATGATGATGGCGGCTCCACCGCTTTCTCTCATGTCAGACAACTTTCCTCCGATACCGCCTTCTGGCGTGCCTGTTCTCCCTCCCGCGCGCGAGGTTGGCGCGGCTCCTGGTATGAATATGCCGCTTCAGCCCCCGCGTCCTTCTGCTCCAGGCGCACCCATGCAGCTTGGATCTGCGGCTCCGTCTGTGCGGGAGAGCTTCATGCAGAGGCTTCTCAGCGGGCCTAACTATCAATCGAACAGTATGCCTGTTGTTACGCAGGGCGGGGCGCAGTCGGTTCGTGATATAAACTTTGCGGACCCTGACAATGCTGCGGACTTCTTCCGCGCTGAACGCGCTCTTAGAGCGCTGCCAGAAGAAACCTTGCGTATGGCTGGCCTTCTGGGCTAAGGAGATTAGAGATGGCTGACGGTATCCTCGACGGGATCAGCAATGCGGTCAGCGGTGCTGGCGACTTCTTCCTGAACCGTGGGAGATACGCCGACCCGAACGCCATGAACGCGCAGTTTGGCGTCCCTGAGCAGGATGTGCGCCAGGCTGGCATCAACACGCTGGCGAACGTATCTGCTCTGCTTCTTGCTGCTGGTCAGCCGATGACGGGTGCGCAGCGTGCGCAATTGCTTTCGGGTATCGGACCTGCGTTCAGCGGGATGCAGGGCGACATCTTCAAGGCTTCGCAAGCGCGGCTGATGAATGCGCAGCAGCGCGAGAAGATGACCGAGCTGCAGGAAATTCAAGCCATCAATGATCGGCGCAAGAATGATGCAACTGGTCTTGCAAAGGCTATGGGCATCTCTGAAGAGCTTGTGAAGACGATGGATGGTCGCACGCTTCGCGACATTGCCAAGGAAGTTACCATCAAGCGAGCGTCTGTTACTCCTCAACAGCAGGCCGTACAGGCGCGCATTGGTCAGATTATGGGGATTGGTGGCGCTGCCCCGGCTGGCGCTGTAGCCGCGCAGCCTGTTCCATCTGAGGGTGTTCCTGCTGGCCAACCAGTTGCGCCTCCGGCTTTGGTTGCTCAGCCTGCTGCGATGGCAGAGCCGCAGCCAGCAGGCGCAGATATGTCGAGCATGAACGCTCAAAGAGCGCGGGCGATTGCGTCAGATCCAATCATCTTGGCTGGCAACCCTGAGCTGGCAAAGACCTATGCTGAGCTGGCTGATAAATTAGAAACTTCTGGCACGAAAGAAGCGGGTGTTCTTCGAGCTAGGGCGCAAGCCACACGCCTTGAGAATATGCCCAAGCTGGAGCTATCTCTGGCAAATCGGCAACTCCAAACAAACACGGTCAAAGAAAAGATTGATGAAGCCATAGCAAACACTGGCATCTTCTCTGCTGGTCCTGCTGCAGCCACATCAGGGGTTGGCGCGACACCAGCTAATACCCTGGCAGGTGCTATTGCCACGATTAAAGCTAACATCGGCTTCTCTGAGCTTCAGAAGATGCGCGATGAGTCGGCTACAGGTGGAGCGTTAGGCCAAGTCGCCGTGCAAGAACTAGCCTACTTGCAGGCTGCGCTTGGTAGCCTTGACCAGTCTCAGAGTCCAAGTGTTTTGATTAAGAACCTGAATACAATCAAATCCATCTTGGATAAATATGAGAAGATAAGGGTCAACGCTTTTGAGCGCGACTACGGGCGCAAGCCTGACATCGAGCGTTTGATGCGTGATCCTGGCGCAGTTGATGAGAAAGCAGCGGCTGCTGGGGCAACGCCTCCTGCGGCTGCGGCTGGCACTGCTCCTCGCGTGAGCCGTGAGCAATTTAACTCGCTCCCGTCTGGCGCTCTTTTCATCGCTGCTGATGATCCTACTGGGCAGGTTCGGAGGAAACCTTAATGGCAAATTGGTGGGACACAGCACCTATCGCTGAACAGCCGTCTTCTCCGGCTCCGCAAGCTGGAGGTGACTGGTTCGCCACTGCGCCTGTCGCAGATCAGGCGAGAGCAGAGCCTTCTCAGCCGCGCTCTTTGATGCAATCTGCTACCGACCGTCTTCGCTACGTTAATGACGTGATGACGCTTGGTGGCTGGGACAGGATCCAAGCTGCGGCTCGCTCGATGACGGGTGGAGCGCCATTCCAAGAGGCGTACCAGCAAGAAGCTGGGCGCACGCGCACGGCACGGGAAAGCCTTTCTCTGCCAGAGCAGATCGGGTACGGCCTTGTTGGCGCAGCTCCGCTGGCCGTTGGTGGCGGCGTTCTCGGTCTGCTTGGTCGAGGCGCGACAGCGACAGGCGCGACAGGCGCAGGCGCGGCGCTTCAACAAGCGGCGACAACTGTTGCTCCAACACTGGGGCGCAGGGCAGCTATTGGCGCAGCAGAAGCGGGCCTACAGGGTGCAGCTGAAGCGGCGATCAAAGGCGAAGACGTTGGGGCTGGTGCTGGAACTGGCATGGCTTTAGGAGCCGGTCTTCCGGTTGCTTTGTCTGCCGCTGGGCGCGTCATCTCTCCGATCCGTAGCCAGTTGACGGCTCCTCAACAGGATCTGGCTCGCGAGGCAACTGAGCGCGGGCTGCAATTAACACCAGCTCAGGCGACAGGTAGCAGGGCCGCACAATTCTTTGAGAGCCAGTTGCGTGACCTGCCAGGCGGCGGCATGTCGCCACGTTTGCAGCAACAACAGCAGCTTCAGGAACGCGCACTTCGCGAGGCTGGCGTATTTGCGCCTGATGCAACGCCTGGCAACATCGCTGGCGGTTTTGGCCGCATCGGGCAGGAGTTCGAGCAAATCCTGACGGGGCGGAACGTCAAATTCGACAAGGCGTTTGACGACGGCATCTCTGATGCGATCCGCGAATATGGGACTACTCTTTCAAGAGATGTTCGTGGGATTTTCCGTGCGCAGGTTCAGGAGATATTTAACCAACCGCGCTCTCTTGATGGCCTGACAGCCAACAATATTAGAAGCAACTTATCTACGTTGGAGCGTCAGTACAAAGATCAGCCGCGCCTTCGTGCCGCCATTGGATCGCTCCGCGAAGAAGTGGATAATGCGATTTCGCGGTCGCTTCCAGATCAAGCAAGGTCAGAACTCAAAACGGCGCGCAATCAATACAAGAACCTGTCTCGCATCGACGAGATCATGTCGAGTGCAGGCCCCCAGGCCGAGTCGGGACAGATACCGTTTGTGCAGCTTAACAATCTCATTAAGCAACGTCAGGGCAGCGTTTCCAAAGGAATTAGCTCAGCCAGCCCTGAGTTTCAGAAGCTGGCCCAGATCGGCGCACAGTTCTTCCGCGAGCCGCCTAGCAGCGGAACAGCGCAGCGCAACTACATGACCGCGCTGCTGACCGGAGGCGTTGGCGCAGGCAGCTTCTTGGCCGGTGGCCTTCCAGGGCTAGCGGCGGCTGTTGGGACGCCATTCGCGACCAATCTCGTATACAATCGCCCCCTTATGCAGAGGCTTTTGTCACAGCAAGCGGGACGCTCTTTGGAGCGCATTCCGCAGCAGTTGATGACTGGAGCCGCGACGACTGGCGTTGGCCTTCTAGGCCAATAGCCCATCCATCGCTTCCGCCAGCTCTGCATCGTCGGAAGCGAACACATGGGCGTAGGTACGAAGGGTGGTAGTCACGTCCGCGTGACCTAGCCGCTGGGACACCGCTTTGACCGGCAGCTTCTTTCGCAGGAGGGCTGTGGCATGGGAATGTCGGGCTGAGTGTAAGCAATACCCATCACCCAGCCCGACTTCCATCATGCATTCGCGCACAGAGCGTGAGAGATGCGCGAGCGATGGACGCCCGCCCTGAGCGGAGAGGAGGATCGGCTCAGTCGGACCCCTGGATAATGCCCGAAGCTCCTCCAAAAGACTAGCAGGCAGGGACACCACACGCACAGCCGAAGCCGTCTTGGGCTTGCTGACGCGCTCGCACCCTCCGACCTTCACGATTGCCTTGGTCACGAAAAGTTTACCTGTGGATAAGTCCAGATCGGCTCCGGTCAGCGCTGCGATCTCGCCCCGACGCAATCCGGTCGCCAGGGCGATGCGGATACAAAGCCCGACCATCGGCTTGGCTACGACGTGATCCAGCAGCTTGCGAATCTCCTCTTCCGTCAGAGCCTTGCGCTCTGTTTGCTCCTTGCGCGGAGGCTTAACCTTGAGCATCGGAGAGTTAAGCAAATCACCCTGCTCAGCGCACCACGAAAAGAAGCCGCAGAGGACGACATGGGCGGTTCTGACGGTGGAGGACGAGCAGGTCTTCAGCCTCTTGATGTACCATGCGGTGACGATCTGCGGCGTGATCGAAGCCACGTCCGCACGCCCATGATCGGCTAGGAACGCTGCACAGAACTCCCTGTAATTCCTAGCCGTTGTCTCTGCGATCAGGCCAAGACCGTGACGCTCTTCCAGCCAGCTCGTAAACCGATCATTCATCATTTGAAGGTGCTCACTCATTTTGAGACTTGACGACAATTAAAATATGCACCTATTCTACGAGCGTCAACCCGGTCGAGGAGGACCGCATGATTGATCTGACGAAGAACGACGACGGCACTTACACGCTGCGTTATCGCGCGCGGGAAGTGGGCTACATTTCCAAGGTTGTCAGATATGCTGATAGCCAGCGGCTTTGGCGGCTTGTTTCTGTACATGGGCAGATTGAGTATGCGCGCTCGCTACAGCGCGCGAAGAACAGACTGATGGAAATCTTGCACTGAGGAGAGAGAGATGACGGTGGTGAGCATAAACAAAACGAACAAGCCGATGGAGGACTTTGTGAAGTCATCCCATCTATCTCAGATGCTGAAACTCGATTTCCGCTGCGTAAGCGAGCGGAAGTCAATGACCCACCAGCAAAGGGAAGCGATTGACCAAATCCTTTATCTGATCTCGCGGGCAGGAACAACAGAAGCCAACAACATCGAAGTATGGCGCGACATCGCGCGGCACGCCAATTTCATCACTGCAGACCTGGGAGAGTGAGATGATTAACAACCAACTTCAATCCATCGTTGATCGCATCGAGAAGCTGGAAGACGACCGGGCTCTGCTCGCGACCGACATCAAAGAGATCTACGCAGAAGCCAAGAGCAACGGCTTCGACCCTAAGATCCTCAAGAAGGTGATCGCCATTCGCAAGAAGAACCGCGAAGAGGTGGAGATGGAGGATCAGCTTGTCCAGACGTATTTGTCTGCGCTTGGGATGCTTTCCGATACGCCTCTTGGCCAAGCCGCTCTGCGACGTGAAGGTATCGCCTGATGAAATGGGTCAAGACAAAGACGCACTTTGGCCCCTACATCTGGGTATGCCTTGAAGATCATGGCGTATCCAGCGCGATCCTTCACACGGGTCGATGGGAGCCGCATGTCGAGAAGCTGCTGCATGAGTATACGTATCGAGACATCACGTTTCTCGATATAGGCGCGAATGTCGGCTACTTCTCCCTGTCTGTTGCTAACAAGATGCGGGATGTTGGAGCTGGTCGCGTGATTGCGATTGAGGCCAATCCTCTCGTTGTGCCGTACCTTATGTCTTCTGTGGTCGAGTCAGGCTTCGACGACACCATCGAGGTTTTGCCTTACGCGGTGTCGGAGGAGAACGGCCTAATCGAGATGCTGGCTGAGTTTGGAGACAACCTCGGCGGCTCCACGATTAGGAAGCTATCACGCAATAGCGCAGGCAAGAACGTCGTCCCTTGCGTCAAGCTGGATGATGTCCTGGCTGATGTTCCGCACATCGACATCGTTAAGATGGATATCGAAGGTGCGGAGCTGCTTGCGCTGCATGGCATGAAAGCGATCATCATCAAGCACAAGCCAGACATCGTGATGGAGATCAATAAGGATTGTCTCTCAGGCGTTTCTGGAGTTTCCGTTGCGACACTTGCTAATCACATGAAGTTGATCGGTTACGAAGCCTTCGACTTCTGCGACGACAAGAGGAAGCTGACGATAGAAGAGATCGTCCAGATTGTTGACGCGAACAATTATTACGACTTTTTGTTTCGCCCCAAGTGAGGAGAGAACGATGAACCCCAAAGCAATCTTGAACGACTCCGCCGCCCTGATCGATGATCGAGGCGTCAACTACGGCGGCATTGAAGCCAACTTCGACCGCGCCGCCAAGCTGGCGACGTTGAAGCTCGATAAGTCGATCAGCGCATACGATGTCGCCATCGTGCTGGAGTCAGTCAAGGACGCACGGCGCGCAACATGCCCGGATCATTACGACAGCCACATTGACGGCATCAACTATCGCGCGTTTGCTTTGATGCTATCTGGCGCAGACAAAGATCGAGCGACGGTGCAGGAGATGATCGTCAAACTAAGCCGGGATGAAGCAGATGCCGCACGCTGATCTGGAGGAGCGCCGCAAATGCAAGCGCGAGTCAAAGGCGCGGATGCGTGAGAAGCGGCGCGAGGAGTACCGCTCAGTGGCGCCCGCGTTTAACGTGGTTGCGCGTAAGCCGAAACCGATAGTGCATCAATACAATTTGTATCCACCCCCGATCTCACTTGCGCCAATCAACATCCTGACGCTTGAAGAGATCGAGGCGAAATACGGTTCTGTAAACGAAAGGAGCCGAACGTGAGTGACATTGTTGTAACGCGATTGCGCGAACTAAACACAGACTTAGGTGATGACGCCTCCGCCGAGATCGAGCGGCTGCGTGCGGCGCTCGTTCATCTCGCTGACGCCGTCACTGCACAAGCCGCGAAGATTGCGGAGTTGGAGGTTGACAGGAACGAGGCACTCAACGCCGCAGTCGACAGCAGCGAGATAGCTGGCGAGGCTTGCATCAAGGCGCATGACGCCACCGCCCGCGCCGAAAGGCTGGAGGCGTTGATACGTCCAATCGCGCAATTAGCTGTGCTGGGCGACGAAAAGTCAGACCCGCGATGGAAAGATGCCCCAAAACGCGACGAGGATATTATTCAAGCAAGCATTTCGCTTGGCCAGCTTCGCGCCATGCGCGCCGCCCTGAGCGAAGGGGGCGATGGATGGGAAGTGAAGGAGCAGAAATGACCCGCACCCTCGCCCTCGCCGCGATCCTAGCAAGCACTCCCGCCACCGCATCTGTGCAGCAGATGATCGCGACGGAGACGACGCGGCAAATAGGGGCGCAGTGGACGCCGACAGCCTTGCGGATTGCGAAGCTGGAGAGCGGATACCGCTGCAACGCTGTCGGCCCCAAGACACGACACGGCAGGGCGAGAGGGGTGTTTCAGGTTATGCCTGCAACGGCACGCGGCATGGGCTACAATCCCGCACGGCTGCATGAGTGCGGATACGGCATCGCGGCTGGCGTCACGCACATGCGGCTCTGCATCGCGTCTGGCGTGCGCACGCAGGCGCAAATGGCGTCCTGTCATGTCAGTGGATTTCACGGTTGGAAAGTGCGGCTTAAGCCCCGCGCTGAACGGTACAAACAGAAATACGTGCGGAACGCCGCACGTTAAGAGCTTCGGCGCGAGCTGAAGGCGTCGGGACTTCCCGGCGCGGATTGGTTGATGGATCACTCCTTCATTCCGATCTGTACGTCCCTTGACTTGCCCCCTGTCGCGTCGGAAGCCCGGCAGGGGGTCTTTCCTCAAGTGAGAGAGCCATGAATTACCAGGAGCAAATGGAGCATTACAAAGCGGTGCGTTCTCGCCTCATCAACGGCGCACCAAGGGCTGCAATAGCGCAGGAGGCGCAGGCGCAGAGCATCGCGGTGCCTTTCGTAGAGAAAGATCCACGGCGCGAGATACTGAGGGATTGCGCGAACGAATACGGATGTTCCGTCGCTGATCTGATGGGCCATTCAAGACGGTCGGAAATCGTTCATGCACGGCGCAAGGCGATGTACCTGATCTATAACCGGGGCAAGATGTCGAAGGCTGGGGTTGGGCGCTTCATGAACAAGGATCACACGACCGTGATGCACGCGCTGAAAAAGTACGAACATGAAAACGGAGGATCGAATGGATAGTTGCATGACCTGCAAGTACACGCTCATCAAAGACGGAGGGAGCCTGACCTGCAACAGGTTTCCGAAAGCGCAGCGTGTGGCGAGGGATTACGTGTGTGGGGAATGGCGTCCCGATATTCAAAAGGAGCGGAAAAATGGAACTGAGAAAAAACCTGCCAGCAAGTGAGTATCACCAGATTCGCGCGTTGAGCGCATCGACAGCCAAGACGTTGCTGAAGTCGCCTGCGCATTATCTTGCGAGCCTGGCGAACCCCAGAGAGCCGACAGCAGCTATGCGTCTGGGTACG